GTTGTTGAAAGTAGAGTCAGAATCAATATAAATACCTGTAATATATCTCTTTACATAGTAGCTAGCACTATCTACTGACACATTTACTGTGAAACAGGAACCGTCAGAACTGATTTTCAAATCATTAAATCTTACCATAGTGTTTCTACTTTAAGATAAAGGGGTGGTAGATGTCCTACCTACCACCCCCTTAATACTACAATATATTTATTAACCCTCGTTTCCAGACTCCTCAGTAGACTCAGACTTGCCAGCAAAAGCTTCCTTCTGATATCCCTCAATAACTCCCTTAAGAGTCTCAAGACTTTGAGTGGAAGCAATCTGGATATCCTTCACAGAAAGCCTGGAAGCAGCCTCATCACCACCACCAATATACTTGTAGTGGATAGTAAGGACATTGTATCCAGCAGCATCTGTGCTGTCAGCAGGAATCAGGTACTGAGTAGGCACAACATGAGGCCAGCCAACATTGCGATACCAGTCACCTCTCTCACCCATGCAGAAGTACTCAAGGTCAGCAATTCTCTTGGTGTTGGTAATTGTGGTAACAGGAGTATCCTCAGTAATAGTTGCCCAAGGAAGAACATCATTGTTCTGCTTAATGTACTTTCCAGTCACAGTGAAAGGATAAACAATAGCAGATCTGACACCACGAACCCAAGGCTGCTCAACTTCCTCAATAGTGATAGAAGCACCAGTAATAGGAGTTGTACCAGCATTGTGGGCTGCAACATTGGTATCAGTAAGCTTGGTGTTTCCACAGTAGATGTTGATGATTCCCTTTGCGGTATTCTGATAGAGAGAAACAGCAAGATGTCCAAGAAGCTGATTTGCAGTCATACCAGTAGTAGCATGAGCAGAACCAACAAGAACATCAGTATCTTCAACACCAAAGCCAAGGAAATTAGTGAAGTTAACAACGACTATGTAGTCCTCACCAGCAACAGGATTTCCACTGTTGGTAGTAGCAAGCATCTGAATCTTTGTACGCTTGAGACCATAAACATCAGTGCTCTTATCAGCAAGAGTTATATGTTTGATAGACTTAGCGTTAATCATGTCAGACCTCACAAGCTCACCAGTGGCACCACGAGAGATGAAATAGAAGCATCCATCAGCATCCATTCCACTGTAACCAAAGTCACCAGGATTTGCAAGTGTGGTGGCGATGTTGGTCTCAGCTGTAATTTCAGCAGGAGCAGTCTTAGCAACATAAAGCTGCCTAACTTGATTTACATTGAAATTTGCCATAATATTAAAAAGTTAATTTTATTGTCTTGACTGTGATTGCACAGTATTTTCCCATATTCCTCTTGCTATCTGTACAGCTCTGTCAAGTATACTTCTATGAAGAGCCTCATGCAGCTCACATGTCTTAGCAGATGTTTCTCCATTTATAGTAAGTCCTGTACCAGCAAGACTGCTAAGAATTATTGGAGAAGGTCTTCTAAGATATCTTACAACATACTTTACTATGTCATACTTACTTATAAGTTCTGCAGTGTAAGGTGAAGGTGTCAAGGACAACACTCTTCTGTCTCCATGCCCTTTAAATGGATTGTTTATGGTTCTGTCAAGTTCATCTTGTGTAGTAGGAACTACAATAACTTCTCTTTCATTTGAGCCTTTGCATTTAAGAGAATTATCTCTTATTACAGCTTTCTCAAATGTCTTGAACCACAAGTCTCCGGGCAAAGTATAAAAGTGAGAGTTGCTGTTTATCTTTTCAGATTCAGGTACAGACTTTTCTTGAGTAAGTACAGCTTGCTTCACAAGATTGGCAAGATACTCTGTTACTTCTTCTGTGCTCTCAAATGGCTCCAGTCTCCTTCCTGAGTAAAGGGTAATGATTACTTCCTCCTGAGCTTGTGTCAAGAGTACACTTCTTTCGTAATCATTTAAACCAGGAGCCTGATCACTTAATATGTTATTGTAGAGTAAATCAAGCTCTGTTCTCCACTCATTTACAGTTGTCATGCCATTTATCCTTTTAACTTAGCTTCAATAGAAAACCTCATTTCCTGATTTCTTGGAGCATTGAGGTACTTAGCTGCCATTGTGAGAGTAGGGTCTTCATTGTTGTTACACAGTGGAGTATTACTCTCTGCAAGATAATAGTAATCACCTCTTTTTGAAATGATGCCAGCTTCAACAGCTTTCTTAATGACTATCTTCAACTTAAGCAGAGGGTCTGTGATAGTTTTAAGGAACATCTTACTGTCAGAGGTAATCAATTCTCCAGCCTTAACCCTGAGAGTCTCAAGTTTGGTATTTGGACTCAAAGGTCTTGAAGTTACAGTTTCAATAACCATTCTGAGAATATCAGCATCATCCTCAACCTTACCAAATTCCTTCCAGCACTTCTGAACAGTAGAAATACTGTCGTTTGCAACCTTGTCTTCAGCTCCTTCTTCAATCAATACAAATTGATAAGTTGCCTTAGGTCTATCCTGAAGTGTTTCAATGTTAGGTGCTATATAATCAGAATTTGCAAGCAGTACCTTATACTTGATATAGTCATCAGGAATAGACAAATCAAGATAGTTATCAGCTTTTGTAAGTCTGACCTGATAATTCTCCCAAAAGTTATTTGTCTTGTTATAAATAGACAGAGCATTATACTCAAGTCCCATTACTTCTTCAAGATATGACTTCTCATCGTCTGTAAGAACATTCTTAAGCACCCCGCTTCTTTCAAGAACAGGAACTGTGAAATATCTTACAGCTGTATCTGCCATACCTCCATAAAGAACATGTCTGGGGTTGGTAATCATACCAGTCTGTTTATTAACATGTCTTACTATAACTGTTTCCTTTCTCAGACAGCTAGGAACATCTGATATACTGGTGTTCCTCACTTCATGCTTTTGCTCAGGAATTTCAGTTTTCTTTTCAGCCTTGTCAATGACCTTTACTTCTTCCGTAGCATTGATGGCTTCCATATCCAAATCAAAACTACTCTCTTCCATTTTTTTAGTTCTCATAAAAGTTCTTCTCCATTAACTTTTAATAAAATGGGGACAATGAGGACACTGTCCCCCAAGATGTATCTATTGGTTAACCTTGCAGAATTGCAGGGATAATGCTCATTGTTCTGGTAGGATCAAGAAGAACAATACCAAGGGTAGCCATTCTGTGGAATGTTGCAGAATCCTCGTCATGAGACATATAAGGATTGCCCATTTGTCCAGTGAAAGGATTACGGAATCCCCACTCATAACCACGATACTCAGGCTGTCCCTTTATCTGGCACTTCTGAATATTAGGCTGGTCTTGTGTACCAATGTAGAATATATCAAACCTGTAAGAGTAGGCAACTCCACCTTCTGGGTGCATAATCTTATTACGAACAGGGTCATCATAGTAAGGGTCAACATCAATCTTGACCTTGACACCATTAGGAGCAACCCACTCAGTAACCTGATAGTCAGTAACTCTCACAGCGTTTCCAGGAGCAAAGGAAGCCTGAACCTTCTCAATAGCTGCAGGATTCTTATCAGCACCTGTCCAAATAGGAGTCCAACCACTTGTGATATCCTTAGCCTCTCTGTTGAAGATGAGAGCACCTCTTTCACCAGTCTTAATGATGAAATTCCTGTCACCATACTCAAGCTTGGAAGCAGAAAGCTCATAGAGTGCATCAAGGATAAGCTTCATAACACCCTGAGTAGAGTTGTAATACCTTGTGTTTGCAACTTCCATCTGCTCAAATAGACCAGCACCAGTTCTGATAGCCTCACCAGATTTACCAAAGTTCATGTACTCGCCATTGGAGTTACGGTTACTTCTACCATAGGCAAGAGCATTGTTCTTGTAGTCATTGAATTGGCACTCAAGCTCCCAATCAACATAGTGCATCCACATAGGATCTGTGGACTTGACCATCCTACCAGAAGCATCCTTCTTAACCATAGGAATACCAAAGGCAACCTTCTTATTAAGCATGGAGCCACCAACCTTATGCTGGATACGAACTGTAGACCACTCATTTCTCATAGCAACAGGAGAAGCAAATCTGATGTCACCAACCTTACGAGAGAAAGAGTGCTCAACATATGCTGCATCAACAGAGAACTTCTCACCAGCCTGAAGTCTTGAAGCAGGAACACCATCAGTATTTCCACCAGCGAGCTCTACCTTATAAACAGCATTGGTGCCCTCATATCTTGCATCACCAAGAATACGGAACTGATAAATCTCATTAAGATTACCAACAATGTACTCACCATCAGCAAACCAAGCCTCAGGGAACACAAGATAGAAAGGAGTGGTAGCCACACCAACATTGGGATCTTCCTTTTGAACA